AGTGGTCTGTATCTTTTTAAACGCTCTGCCATTTTACAATAAACTCATAAATTGCTGTGATGATGTTTGTTGCAGCGGGTTGTATGTCGCTGGTGCGCGCAAACCAAACTTCGTGCTGGCGTCTATTGTCGGGCCAACGCCAGTTAGGTCTGGTGCTGGCTTTCCGCCAATCATTGCGCCCATTGCGCCGGCCTCTAGCATGCCTATAACAGCCTGATTGCGCGCTGCCTTCATAACGGCGCTTGCTTGGCGCTCATACTCAACGGCCTGTAACTCTGCTTGACGCGTTACAATAGTTTGCCCCTCGCGTGTGGTGTAGTATTCACCGGCGCCGCCACTCCCCGCCATCACGCGCAAAAACGCCGCGCTGCCAGAATACGCATCAATACTCCCGGCCCCAGCGGCGGCTCTCTGTGTTGCCATAGTGCGCAACATATTGTCTAGTACCCGCACGCCTTGTTGCTTATACTTCAGAGCCTCTGAGCGACCCTGCATGCGTGTCTGCGTTGCTTGCGCACCTAGACCGCGCGCCTCTGCTTTTGCGCCCTGTATCCCGGCCATGCCGGATAGCGCTGCTATGCCTACTGGTATTGCAATGTGTGCCATACTATTGCCCTATGCTCACTTTGTACTCGATGCCTAAAACTGACATTTTCAGCGGTACATCCTGGGTTACTGTTATCTGCCCGTCATAGCTATACCCAAGCATGCCATTAATAGTCTTGATGCCGGTAAAGTCTTGCACAGATGAGTTTAACACATTTGTCCCAAAACTGCGAAACGGTATCAGTGACCCGTTGATAGACAAAGATTGCGTTTCAAACAATTCTGCGTTTACTTCAAAAATGCGTTTCTTAAATCCTTTAAGAGATCCGCTTGGCAAATTAGGCTCAACCGGCAATGTCTTTATGGTTGGCGTAAAGTTTAGACCCACTTGAAAAGTGGCTGTTGCTGCTGACACAAACGTGACAGTATGCGGTGATGAGCCAACTACTTGTGTTGGCTCTACAATGCCATCACGAATAATCTGCACCGTTTCTGCCTCCAGGTGCGCCATGTTAACTGACGGGCCTGTGGTGCCTGTTGTAGCGCTATCTAGCAGAGTATCAGGGTCAAACACTTCTGTGTAATAAACATCAGCGCTATTTACGTTACGCTTTACTACTACATAAATGTCATCCACATCTACGCCAATACTGATAAATTCGCCATCGGTTGTCCATTCGCTTGGCGCAATCACGTTCTGGCTGCGCAACAATGTATAGCAAGCAATAGACCCATCATCGCCATTAACCAGCATCAGCCGGTCACCCTCGTCTGTTGATGTGGCGACACGCACCGCCATCTCTTCTGGCGTTTTTAACAAATGTGATGATAGCAAAGATATCTTGTCGGATGTATACGCATTAACACTATCACTAAAGATAAACTCTTGTATGGCCTTCCCCTGACGTTGGATAAACAGCGTGGCGCCGTCCACGTTCTGCACGCGCAAACCCGGCTTCATGCCAAAACTAGTCTGCGCTTTTACAATAAGGTTAGCCGGGGTGATTGGGTCATCCAGCGACTGCGGCACATAAAACTCGCCCCCGGTAGTAAACACCTGTAAGTTTCGCCCAGCATACATATCGACAATAGCATTGAATGTTCCTGTATCTAACGTGGCCTCAACAGAGGCATCATCTAAAGCCTCGCCTGGATCAAAATTAAAAAAGTCTCCAACCCGGCTGCCCCAAATAGTGGACGGGCGCTGCTTGGAACCACCGAAGTACAAACGGCCTTCATGAAATACAACACTGCGCGGCCAGCCCCTAGTGCTAGACCATGTGGTTTCGTAGCCGTATTCTAGTTCCCAGTTTCCAGACGTAATTGCGCTAGTGTCAAAAAACGGGATTTCGACAAACGCCTTTACTTCTGTGTCGCTGACGTATTGCGTAATTCGCGCACGACCAAACCCATTGGTAGCTTCAAAGTATTCATCGACACTATCAGCGCCAAATGCCTTGACGCTGTATTGCGTTGTGTTGTCAGGCGTTGTGGTAAATGCTGGGTACACTGTGGCAATTTTTGTAGAGGCGTCATAGTCAGATATGTGACGATGCTGGCCAGACCCAGTGCCGCCAGTTAAGTGAATAGACATACCGCTACATTGGTCATCTGATGTGTAGCTGGTAGCGTTCTTTAGCGTAATTGTGTTTGAAGTGCCAGCCTGTGCTGTGCCTGTGTCTGTAGTCACAGATGACGCGGTGATAGTAATATTCCCCGATACCGCGCTTGGCGTGATGGTGTATTGGGGGCTGTCAATGTTTAAAGTAAATGCGTGCATTGGCACAAAATCAAAGCTAATTGTGCTTGCCGTCCAATCACTATCGGTCGCCCCGCGCAGTATTTTTACAGGCTCTAGATCCTCATGAACCACAATAACAGTGTCAGCAGACTGCACCCAGTTCATCTCTGGTATGATAGACGCAGTTATGGATGCGACCGTTAAATAATCATTGCCAGACCCGTTGATGTTTGTAACTAGCGTGCGGTTTTTATAGACGTACATTTTGCCGGGCGTAAACACCAACATATAACTGTCGCTAACGCTAAACTCAAAGCCAACCATGCGCACAGCGTTAGCCGCGCCAGCGTCTAGCTCATGGATAAACTTGGTGCCATCACGCCGTACTGCACCGCCTTGGGGCTGAATAGACACGTTTTGCGCCGTAGTAAGCGCCGACTTGTACTGGCTGATATCAGTCCGGGCGCGTAGCTTCGGATCAATCTCGCCAGACGTAAAGTCGTTTTGTATCTGTATAATGCGGCTCATTTTAGAACCTTACGTCAGAAATAGGAAACTCTTGTATCTGTTGCGCCGGTCTGTCAGCGCCATCAATATTAATAGCCACGCGCACTAAACCACCGCGCATGTTTTCTGCTGGTGAGCCATAGGCACGGTTATGGAAATAGTCAGCCTTGGTGATTTGGTCGGTGATAGGCTCTGCAAACTCTGCCGCAAGCGCTGTCTTTAACAGGCGCACAAAATATGGCGGGAACTCAAATGGCTCCGGGCGATATTGGTAATCAATCCAAACTTGCTCATAGTTTGTGTTTACGCCGTCCCCGTATATCTCGAAGTCACGCTGTGGCGTAGCGCCTACTGCGCCCACGTTAAACACAGCTTTTGGGTTGCCAAGCAGATTGCCCGGCAACGCATAAATATATTTCCATTCATTGATAGGGGTCTGCACTAGCTGCGCCAGCTTTACTTTTTTGATTGACCAGCTATACGGGTATTGCATAAGCAATGTGTCGCGCACATCGTCATAGAGCCGGTCAGCCACTTGCGCCTCATCTGTTCCAACGGTGAAGCTAGATAAAGGTGTAGCGCCCAACATAATGAGCGCCTCAGAACAAATAGACAGTTTGGTATCGCCAGCAGCCATCTAATACTCCAAAGAATAAAGGCGGGGCGGCATACACCGCCCCAGCCAAATTGTATTAGTCGCTATCTGTCATTGCGATAGCTGTGCCGTCTGTCACATCAACTACACCTGATGCATTAGACGCAACCATGACAATTGACATTGTCGGTGTTCCGCTGTCATGCACAAAAATGATGTCGCCAACTGCCAGTGTGTCAGACAGGTCGTTGAAATAACCCGCTGTGTTCACAGTAGCAATCGCGTCTGCTGATGTGTAGGTGTACATTGAAGGAGCGTTGCCCTTTTTTGCTGCACCAATCACGTTAAATCCTGCGTTTGAATAAGCCATTTCTCAAATCTCCTTATTCTGTGCAGCTGATTTTGACGATGCCTTCATCGTCAATTGCAATGGCCCCAGCGGAGAACATTGAAGAGACTAAAAAGCTAGTTTTTTCAGCCACATAATTTATCTCACTGCGCTGGTTCATGCCGATGCCCATGCCCATTGCATCGCGGTGGAATGCGAAGCATGTGCGTGTTGATGGGATTGGCAAGCCACCCTCATCACGGTCGCCAAGGGTAACGAACTTAAAGCCCATGAATGTGTCAACATCGCCAGAAACCAGTGCTTTAACTGTGTTAAAATCAACTGATTGGATTTCTGTTTCGCCCAGCAATCCGGCCAAGTTGTTAGCGTGGATTACCATGCAACGACCTTCAGATGGTACGTTGTTGGCATCCATTAGCTTCTTGGTTTCGATTAGCTT